GTTCTATACAAGGTGAACCGAGAGTCACACCCTAGAACAAAACAAACGCTGACATAACGGTGTCATTATGTCGACCAAACTGAAGTATGGTAGGGAGAATGCCTCGAAGATCGGAGGCATTACGGCGAATTTAACAGTCGCCGCTGCGCAGCAAACGTTAAACAACGTAATATATCTGCGCCAACGCATGAGCCCAGAGGTTCATGCCGTGGTCAACACCATCGGCCACCAGCGCGCCGTCACTTTTGAGACGGGCAAACGCGGTAGTACAGGTGACGCCAGTTCACCGCATGCCGCTATCGCGGCCCTAACAGAGGGGCTTGCTAAGATCGCTGAGCGTAAACTTAAAGGGACCGTCATTTCGGTCGGGGGAACCGCTTATGACCATTTAAATAAAGGCTGGCATGTTTGTCAACTCGACAATGATGGGCGCAACGCGCCGAGGTTCAACACTTACCTCAATCAAGCACGCAAAGCCTCGGATAACCCACGCAGCACTGAATTAGTTGCTGATATAACCTCGCGTGGGCGTGCAGGTGGTGACGCAATGTGTTTTAATGGAGCGACTGATTGTAAACGTGCAGCGAATAATTTGTTTTTCAACAATTCCCATTATGATATCACATTCGCGGAATTAGCACGTATGATGGCCCTTCACGGAGCCAGCAAAGCAGTCATGATTGGTATTCATCCCCGTGAAATGCTGATCAATGAATTGACTGAATACACCGACATTGATTTTCATATGACATGGCGTAAGATGTCTGACAATAGGCAGCCGTCCGACAAAGACAGCGTCATCGTCGGTTTTGGCGACGGCAGCAATGCATACCGCCACGAGCTTGGCGAGTATCTCAAGTGGATCCGCACGACTTGTTGGTCATCTGGTCATTTGAATTTGATTTTGGAAGTCGATTTTTGGGGCCCACTTGCAATCATTGAGGTCCACTCATCAACGCGACCTGCCACGATCTGCCGTTACATTTCTCTTGAGAAACCGATCGTGATGTTCCCGGATTTCAAGTATTACGCGAAATACGCACTTGGCACGAATTATCACCCCACGACGCGTTACCATTTTCTCGATGCCAAGATTTTCGCGTCACTTGAGTCTTATGCGATGAGTAAAACTGATCCGGCCTGGACGTATCCCACATTTGCTGGGTATACGAAAGCACAAGCAACCGTCATGACGTTGACTGATGGTGAGTGGCGCCATTACGGCAATCAAAGCGCCATTCATCAATTAACAAGCGACGGCTCAGTGTCGCTTTTTATCTGGTTGAGTGCACAACGAGCAGCTCGCTCACAACTAGTTGGACGCGCGTTTAACGCGATTGCGGATGAACTCAAAAGCGAGATTTCTTTTACCCGTGCAATCCAGAAGAAATTAATCCGCAGCTTGAACAACGCGAAGTCTTGCTTGACCCCGGCGTTTGTTGACGAATTGATGCGTTACTCAAAACTGGTCGAACCAAGTTTAACAACCAGCGACGGCCTCTGGCTCGTTGGTCGCGTCAATCGACTGGAC